GGCGTACCAAGCGCCGCCAAACACAGCGAGGCAGAACGCTGCGCCAATGGCAAAGATGATCATTCCAAAACCGAACTCTTTCATGACAGTTCCTCTCGATAAAGTTGTTTACGGGGGAGAGCGGGAAGACTCGATTTGTCGACGCCTCTCCGCGGCTTCTCGACCTTAGCGAAACCGGCGCTTCTGATCGTCTGCTTCGGAGCCGTTATGCCGAGATGCTTCTTGCGGACGGCGGCGATCTTCGCCTTCACCTTCATCTCCGCGGCGGTCTTTTTCTTGTGGGGATCGCGGAGAGCGGGAAAGATGTTGCTTTCACGGTGTTGCCCGCCAAGGATGAGCGAAACCTTGTGCTCGAAGTCGAACTTGTCGCGGACGGGGTCGATCTTGGCGCCGGTCAGGTGGCAGATGAAGTTCTCGCGTTCAAGGATACGAAGCTTGACGCGAGGCGGAATGGCCTGGTCGTCGTGCTTGGCGATCCATTCGGGGCACGATCGGCTCATTGGACCGCACTCCTGCCAGCCTCAGCCATCCGGCGATCAAACTCCCCCTTAGCGACTTTCCTAAGCACGGCGATAAGGCCATCAAAGTCAGGGAATTCAGCGTTCGTCGCCCGGGCGCCGATCACCATGCCAAGTGCAAGATAGACCGCCGCCGTCTCGTTGCCATTGCAGACGGCCTCGATCTCGTTGGCGATGCGGACTGCTTCCCATCCGGTATCAGTCATTTTTCGCCTCCGTCAGAAACTCTGTCTGCATCCAGGCCTCAATCCGATCGACATCCCGGTCTCCCTTCATGACGAGCTCGACGGCCTTGGTCATGCTGTTGAGGGCCTTGCGTCCGTCGTCGGACTCCATGGCGTCGAGATAGTTGAGGCTCATCATTTCGAGGAACTGGAGCTTGGCCGGCAGTTCTCCCGCCTTGCGGGCATCGCCGATCGCCTTCTTGGAAAATTCGCGGAGATTGGTCAGGTCTTGGCCCTGATAGTTCCATTTGCCGAACAATGACGGCTCCTCAGACCCAGCGGGCGCCGGAGAAACACCCGCTGGGCCTTCTTCAACAGCACCGGGAGACGGATCGGCGCTGTTGTCACCTGACGCATGGTTCCCGCCCGCGTCAGAGGTTTCGGTGTTGGGTTCATGGAAGGTGACGCCATTCTCGGCGCCCCACGCGATGATGAACTCGATAAAGCTTGTCATTTCCTCCTTGGACAGGTCGGATGACGACTGGCCATAGGGCACGAACGTTTTGCCATCGAGGCCGGGGAGGAATTCGACTTCCTTGCCCCACGCATGGAGGAAGATGACTTTGAATTGGTCCGTGGTGTAGTCGAGGCCCTTGGCCTTCATGTGTTCGCGGACGTCAGTCAACATCGCCCAGAGCCTATCGTTCTGGGGGAGCGACCTTTTCGAGGCTTTGAATTCCACGCGAGTTCCGACCGGTGCCTTATTGATCCAGGAGATGGCTTTCTGCCGGTCTTGTGGGGATTCGAGGACTAGAAGAGCGCGGCCCATCAGCTTGCCCCCTCGGCTTCCCGCAATACCATATTGAGCCGCTCACCCTTGGCGATACCGGACCGGCTTTTTGTCAAAGGCGCTGATACCGCGATGTCTGGTGGCCAGCCGTACTTGGTGATCCTCTGATGTGCAGTGGCGTACCTAATACCGAATTTCTCCGCCCAATAGACCAGCGGATGAGATTCGCCATCGATGGTGATAATCAAATTGCTGCGCTTGTTTCTCCCCTGCACGGAGCGGGAAACCCATTCGCAGTTTTCGGGGCAATAGGGGCCGTTGTTATCAACCCGCTCCAATGTCTGGCCGGGCTTTGGCTCTCCCATATCCTTATGGAAATTGGCGAATTCCTTCCAACGGTCGCAGACAACAATGCCCCGGCCACCGTAGTTGACATAGGCTTCGACGTTAGGGTTTTCACACCTAGCGCGCATGGCGTTCCAAACGTTATAGAGTTTGGTGTGGCGCATCCCGTGCACGTATCGCATCAGGCCGCCTCCCCAAAGCGATTGCGAAGTTGCTCTACCTTGGCGTCAAGTTCGGCGAGAAACTCGCTGACCTCGTCTTCCATCTGGGCAACCATCTGTGGGTCATAGTGGACCCTGCGGATATGGATCTGCATGTTTTCTGGCATGCGTGGATCGTAGCTGACGAAGTCGCACCACTTGCGACCGGTGCATGTCATCTGCCACTGCATTTGCTTGACGTATTTCCCGTCAATTTCGGCGCCCAGGAGCGTTTCGATGTGTGTCGCGGTGTTGGGGCACTTTATCTCGACAAGCCCGTCAGTGCCGACGAGGCCGTCAGGAGAGGCGCCTGAGTTTGGGATTGACGGATGGTCGACGAAAGCGACTTCCGTAATTTCTGCATCGGTGATGAACGCATATGTGCGCCGCGCCTCGGGCTCCATGTCGGTTCCCCATTGCATAGCCGCGTTCGTGAAGCTCTCACGGGGAAGGCCGGTGAGGCGCTCGCAAATCAGATCGGCCATGCAGTTCGCGCGGGAGGCTGCCCAGCCGGATTTTGTGCGAGCGGTGATGTCTGCGATCTTGGAAGCTGTCGCCTTGCCTAGCCGCAATTGCTTCCATTCATCGGTGCCCTGCTGAATGCGGACCATGTCATCCATTGGCGGCCACCTTCTGCTTCTTGGCCTCGAGCTTGGCGACCGCGCGCTTGAACGCTACTTTGGGCAGATCGGAGATGCTGTTGATTTCCATGAACTCGCAGAATTTCTGGATGTCAGTTCCTGTCTCCTCGATCAGGCCAAGGATGACTTGGCGCTCACCATCGCTGATGGCGCCATTGTCGTCGGCGCGCTTGCCATCGTCGTCCGCCGCGGCCGCCAAGCCAAGCGCCGCCTTCAGGGTGTAGCGCTGCAAATATGTGACCGTGCTGCCGATCTGCTGAATGCTGTTCTTGTTGCCGCTGTCATCTCGACCGGCCATGAGGGTGTTTTCCTCGTGATGGCCTTGGGCGTGCTCAATGATGCAGGTGACAGTAATTGGCAGGTTTGGCTCTGCCGATGTGCGGTAGCGAACGGATAGGCCGTGCCTTGCCAGAACCGGACCAACCAGTTCCATGATGGAGGCCAGATCTTCATACTGGTAGTTCGTGCGGCCCTTGCTCGTGGTGAAGTCGACCTTCTTGTTTTTGGTGATCTTCGGCATCTCGGACTTTGCGGCCGCCATGGCCTCGGCAAAGGCCTTCCGGGCGTTATTCGTCTCCCAGCGCTCTTGCAGGTCCATCAGGCGCGAAAGCGTGTCTACGGACGCGCCCTGGGCGACGGCGCGGTCAAGCATCTCCATGGGCGTCATGGGCGCTTCGCCGTGGCGGATAACAGTGCCGGCCTTCACTGGCTCAATGGCAGTGCTCATGATTTCCTCCTTGTTTGGATTAAGGCGGTCGACGATGGGGAGCGTGAGCTCGCCTATGGTGGGCGGCAGGTCGTGGAGTTCTCGAGGATGGCTCATGGCTTATCTCCTCATATCGCTTTGGAATTGCGCTTCGACGCGGGACAGGCCCGAATGAGCAGCCACCAGTAGGATGGACGCGATGATGAAAGCTCGGAGGATGAAGGTGGCGGCTTGGGCCCATATCCTGGCTTCCTCGCGGTTTCTTTTCGCTGTCGCTTCCCGCGCTACGTCCGTGTAGGGCGTGGGAAGGAATAGCTCGTGTTCGTGGGGGAAACGGTAGTCGAGCATCACGCCCTCCCGTTCATTGCAGCCGCATAAATCGCCCTGCTCTCAGGGGTGCGGCGGTCATCTCGCTTGTCCGCGGCGTCCATGAAGGCTAAGCGCCTGGAAGAGAATCCCGACGACGCGCAGGGCTGGATGCTGCTTGGTCGCGCGCACAAGGCGATGCAGCGTTTCGCCGAAGCGAAAACCGCGTTCGAGAACGCGCATCGATTGCTGCCGGACGACGTCGACGTGATGGTGGAGCTCGCGGAAGCGCGCGCGCTCGCATCGCCCGACCATCGCCTCGACGCCGAAGGCCGCGCGCTGATCGAACGCGCGTTGACGGCCGATCCGACGCTCCAGCGCGGTCAATGGATCCTCGGTATCTCGTCCTTGCAGGACGAACG